TTCACCAACACCGTCAGCCAATATTTTTAATTGGTCGTTATACACCTTTTCATCGAAATACCAATCAAGACGTTTAAATGTCTCTATAGTTTTTTCTTTGTTATCAATTCTTGTATCAGAAGATTTGTCGTAATCTGTACAATCATTAAGGATACATTCACGACAACCATAATGTTCTACACCGTCTGGGCTTGTATCGGATTGATAAAAATTTATTTTAGTGGATTTCCATTGACCACATTTAGGACAAAGTGTAAGTTCACCATTTATGATTCTTTGATAGAAATTAGATAGTTTACCATAATCTTTGCGCAGACTGACTAATGTAGACTGCTTTAATTCTTGTTCTGATAAAGGCTGTATTAATTTAGCCATTCTGTCACTTCCTTCCTTTTATTCCAACATAAAAAGAGAAGTCACTAAGCGGTTTTAGTAACTTCTCCAAATTCTTTAATATAATCTTTAAGATACATCCATTCTAATTTTAATCCGTTAGGTAATATACCAGCAGTTCTTCTTGTACCTTTGCAACATTTTCTTATACTTGTGTCACAAACATTGTAATATTTTGAAGCAGATATAATTGACGGAAACTTCATTTTGGTTGTTATACAGATAACACCTTTTGAATTTGTAATTTTTCTTTCCTTTATTTCTGACATATGATTAAATATTTGTTCTTCTGTCATTTTGCTATAATCATCATAATACATCCAACATAATTTCTCTTTTGTTAATGGATACAAACCTGCGTGTAATCTTTGACCATTACAAACTGCCGAAATATTAGTTGTAGTGGCACTTGGATATTTCGTAGAAGCTTCTGAAATTGTGTCAAAAATTTCATTCGTAGTTATGCATATTACGGATTTAGCTCGATAGTGATTTTTCCCATAACTTGAAATATGTATTTTTCTATTGGTCTTATGAAATGTATTATCAAAAGTTTTATATTTTTCAATTTCTTCATTACTCATAGATAAATAATCATCATACCACAAAAATCGTTTCCCTTTTATAGTGTTTCCCTTATGAATACATATATTATTGGAATCATATTTTTTCATATTACAATATCTTGCAATTTTATCTCTTTTACAATGCATATATCTTGCTGCTTCATTTGTGTTTTCAAAAACCATATCATCATCTAAACAATATACTTTTTTAAAAGGAAAAATATCAATATTATTATCTAACAATTCAACAGTTTTTCCTAACCATTCTTCAAATTGCTGCTTCGTATTATTTCCTAATCCATATATAGAGTGAAAATTAGAATGGCAATTCTTGCATAATGTAATACCGTTTTTTACATCAACACGTCCTTCTTTATCGCTATTGTAACTATTCAAATGGTGTACTTGTAAATCTGTTGATTTATGACCACAACATTGACATTTATAGAAATCTCTCTTTAAAACAGTATTTCTAAAAATATCATATTCAAGATATTGTCTTCTTATTATTCTTTCTTCGTCTGTTAATTCAGACTTCCATCTGTAACTTTTTTTTACCACTAGTAAATAATCTTGAAGCGCAATCACCACAATAATAATTTCCATCTTCTTTTTTATATTTATTATAGGCTTCAAAAGGTTGTGTTATTATAGTATGACAATTATCACATTCTATATCAACATTCCACATGCTATTTTTTCGTAAATCAGATACTTTAACTATTATAGTAGTTCCTTTTTTAAATATATATTTATGTTTTCCTTTATCATAAACTCGAGGAATTGTATATCCTAAATTTTCAAAATATTCAACATTTCTTGAAGTTATATTAACCTCAACTTCTTTTGTTAATAATCCCATAATTTCTTTTCTCGCTTTCCACTCGCAAAACCAATTAAAATAGAGTGAGAGAGTAGTGCGAGTATCTACTATACTGAAGCTCATGACTTCTTCAGCTTCTCACTCCATAATCCAACTACCTGCTAACGAAACAGTAACAATCCTCTTGTAGTTGGCTATATATTTATTCTCTTTTTAAATCAGAGAACTTATCAAAATAGGAGAGTAGTAGTAACCACTCTCCCTAAAAATGAGCATAAAAATAACAGCTATGATTAAGCTGTTTTATCAATCTTTTTTATAAACCTATCTTTAAGCATTTGTTCAATTTGTTTGTATGTAAAATCCATACTAATTAAACCAGTAACGATAGTTTCTACTTCCTCAACTTTTTTCAGCTCATCTTCTGTAAAACTATCTCTTAAAGCATCATTTGTTTTTACATTTCGTTCTAATCTAAGTGATTTTGCATCACAACCAAAAATCACTTTATAAATCATATTAGTATAATTAGGATAAGCAAATTTCTTATGCTTACTTTCAGGAATATATTTTGAGATAGCAGAAGTCATTCTCTTTCTCTCAATAATTCCAACTTCACGCTGAATAGCCCATGATTTTCTATCAATCTCTGTAACGCTTTCAATATTTAATAAATAATTTCTAACTTGAGTTGCAATAGAATTATTTGTCAAAATCATGCCCACTCTAAGCAAAGATCTTTTTGGCAATATAGTAAGACTAGAAGCATATGAGAGGGTAGGTTCAGACTGAACCTCACCTATTTTCTTCTTAAATTCTTTTAAATCAGAACCTTTTAATACAACCATCCCATCATCTTCAAATTCAGAACGATTTCGTTTAATTATTGTTTTGACTGCCTCAAGTCCACATTCATAATAATTAGCTATCTGATTTGTGCTAACAACCATATCATTTGTTAAATATGGTATTACCTTAATTTTATCGAGAAAGTCATATGAGATATTATTTAATGTCTCATTCCTAACTGTTTTACTCTCGACATATTTCATTGATTTTTCATTTTGATTTTCCAATTTTTTCATGGAAGAACCTCCTTTATTTTTTTGATATAATAAAAGAAGCCACTTCATACGAAATGACTTCTCATAATTCCAATATTAAATTTCCAATGAAAGTGCAATTCACTACACTTAGCACACCTTCTACGATTTGAACATAGACCTGACGATTTTGGAGATCGTTGCTCTACCAATTAAGCTAAAGGTGTATATAATAAAAGAGCCACCTCCAAAGGAAATGACTCTTTCTTAAATTCATATTCAATTATTCTTCTGAATCATCAGGAGTGGTTTTAATTTCATCCACAGTTACTCCAACATTATATGTCACATCAGCAATCACACGAATATTCTCAAAACCGATACTCTTATCCAGTTCTGCAATTGTATTCTGTAATTCATTTACATCTTCAGTAGAATATTCAGTAAATATAACTGTAGAACCAGTAGTAGAAGTAGTACCATATACTTCCCAAAGATTTTTTAATTTTGTCTGCGTATTCTTAATTAGTATCTTATATGTCATATCATTATTTCCTTTCTGTAAATATAGTACAGGTAGTGAGACTCGAACTCACACGGTATTACTACCAGAGGATTTTAAGTCCTCAGCGTCTGCCAATTTCGCCATACCTGCATAGGGCGAGAGAGAGTGGTGAACTCTCAGAGATAAGACCAGTATGCATCCTAGTACAAATCTTTTGACATCAGGTTTCTCGCATAATTTATCAGCATAAAGCACTAACTAGCTGATATTGGACTGTACACATCTAGTTATTTAGAATAGAAAGTTGATACAATCCATTCATGCTTACTGATTATTTTCAGTCTTGGAGCAAAGACCAGTTGATAAGGTTTAGAGACTCTTATCCGTCAATTAAGGTTCTCATTAACGCAGAGAAGCACGATAGATATACTAACCCTATGTTTTGTGCGCACTCGTTCCATTTTATACAATTGGGACGACATAAGGATAGTAGTAGGTCTTACAATGCCACATGAATAGCAAATGCCAAGATATATTATAATGTGCCTCGAAGAAGGCTGTTAAGAATCTAGCTTCGATATTTGGACACTATAATATTCTCTGATTGAAAATGATTTTTGTAAAGCTCTACCAATGAATTAATAAACCGCCCTTACTCTCATTAGAGTGTAAGCAGCTTGTTGTTTTATTATTCTCTTGTTTTGGAATATTTTGACAGAAAATGTCAGATATGATATAGTTAATTTAAGGTGCTACTTAGAGTGGTAGGCGGTTAGTCCTTCTCTCGTGAGACTGAACTCACGTTCATTCATAGATATCCTTTCGAGGAAATTAATACGAAAGGAGGGCAACAGTAATGGTTACATATGCTAATTTATTTGCTTATACAATAGTAATCTTTACTATTCTTACGTTTGCGTTCAATAACAATAACAAAAGAAAATAACCGCCCTCGCCAAAGTACGGTTATTTTCTAATCTTAGATATATAGTCAACTTGGGCTAACCGCTTGCTCTAAGGGTAGCACTTCTTTTGTTATCTTTTCTTAATTTGTATTGTAACACATATTATTGTGTGGTGCAAGAGGGAATTAGATGGAGTTGTTAGACGAAGGCTTCATCGGGATTAGAGTGGATTTGCGGATAAGTAGGTATTATGCGTCTGTTAAAGAACCCTGTTTGACTTCTTTTACACCATCTCTATCAAAGTATTTTCCAAATTCATCTTCAGCAGTCAGATCATTGTAGATACTGAGCATTTCTGCACTAGACCATGCGAAAAATTCTTGAATTACATGAGCTGGTAAATTTAATCTATGTAAGCGTGTACATGTATAATGTCTAAACATATGACAATATGCGTCAACACCTAAAATATCTTCCATCATTTGAATCCATGAACTTACATCTCTTCGCTGATGATATGTTCTTTGTTTTGTTTCTTTGTCAATAGATACTGTCACAAATAACCATTCACTTTTAATTCCTAATCTTTCACGTTCTTTTAACCATAAATCCAAATATGGCTTTGCACTATATAATATAAATTTATTAATTTGCTTACCATTTTTCCCGAAACCTTTTGCTCTTACCTTATCTGTTTTCCACATAGAATCATAGACAAAATGATCGTCATTAAAATATTCGACTTTCATTTGTAATAGCTCTGCATGTCGCATTCCAGAAAAAGCAAGTACAGCTACTGCGCAAGCTGCTTCATATTCTTTCCTTTCAACAAGTGTGTTTAATAACAGTTCTACTTGTTCATCCGAAAGAATTGTTTTTTCTCTTACAACCTCCTTGGCTGGATTTGCAATTTTTCTAATAATTGGTTTATAGTTTTCAAATTCAGGTTCATCATCAAGAATATCTCTTATATAATTTGATAAAGAAGAGAGTGTTGATTTTACTCGTCTAATTCTATTTGAACTCCATCCCCATGTATTCAATGCATGATTTTGGAATTTTGCGACTTCACGTTTAGTTAAATCAGGAAAGAATTTGTTCCCATTAAACTCAAGATTCCATGTAAAGAATACCTTTAAGTCGTTTCGATATGCATGGAGCGTCTGTGGTGCTCTATCAATTGATTGCAAATATTCTATCCAATCATCCATTAAATCAATATTATCCTTATTAATTTTTGCATATTTTTCATCTGTTACAATATGATTATAGACTGTAAATCTTGACATTTTTCTCACTTCCTTTCACATAACAAAAAAAGAAGTGAGATAGTAGTAAATACTAAGCCACTTCTTTCAAATATTTATTTAATATATTTTTATACGTTTCTTCATTCATTTCATCTTTTAACAAAATATAATAATCAAGTCCATTGCGTTCAAAAATATCACGCTTTTGGTATAATTTTTGTCGATACAATTCTTTTGACTTTGATTTTATTGGGGTATTATTTCGATAAGCTTCTTGATGACCTTTGTTTCCAAGTATACCAGCAAGTTCTATATAGACTTTTTTATTATTGAAAATAATAAGATAATCGCAATTCATATTGCCATTATAAGAACTATCTATAGATTTGTATGGAATATTTCTAAAATAATCTATATTAAAACTTAATCCATGCGTTCTAAGAAAATTACTAAAATCATACTCATATTTAGAAACAATTCGTTCACCATCACAAAATGTGTGATTAAGTCCATTCCCTGCTTGTTGGAGCTTACAACCATATTTTTCTACCAATTTGTTGAGAGTAGTTCCATCTAATTCACAATGTCTTCTAATCGTAGATATTTCAATATTAACATTTTCTTTAAAATCTGGATACATTACAGTAATGCGTCCTTCTGATTTTACTTTATCACAAACACTTCTCACAGAGTTTATTATCTCATCATGTGGATGATAATTCTTATCATTAGGTCTGAAATACCCATCATGTTCTTGAAGTCCTAAATCTTTAATCATATTTGTAAAAGTTACCCATATACGCCAAATTACACGAATTCCAATAGAAGTATCTGTTGTCTCAACTCCTTCAAAATCACTTTGTAATAAAGGTCTTTTTAATTCCTCTGATTTCTTTAATATAATAGGAATAGCCTTTTCTTTTGTCATATGTGTATCATCAAATTTCTTTTGTTTTACTTCGTCATAATCCTTTTTATATCTGAATGTATGATGTTGAATTTGATTCCATGTAGTATTAACTATTTCACCATTACTTTTTACAAAATCAAATTTTTCTCTTGCACATCCCGACACTGGAAGATTTGAACCATCAATATATAGATCAATATCATTGATTTTAAAGAAATTGTTTATGTTTTCATATGTATATGGATTGTTGGCAAAGAATCTTGCTGGACACTTATAATTTTTTCTCGAAGATAAGATATGATGAATGTTTTGTCTATATTTATATCCATCATTATCAACCACGTTAAAATAATAATTTCGCAGATTTTGATTATCAATGATAACATCTACGTTTTCATCTAATAAATATAAAGTAATTTCATCGTTAAATTTAATAGGAAACATATCTTTAAAATATTTGATACGTTCCTCTGTTGATTTTCCTTTTCCCATAATTTTACCTTTACCCTTTCACCTTACCCAATACCAATAAAAATAGAATGGGAGAGAGGGGTAAGGTAATAAACTCTACTCAAATCGGTTTGCAACTCCGATTTGTCCCATTCCAAAATCCCACAATCAGCTATGACACCAATCATGAGCACATATATTTATTCTCCATAGCAGAATACATTTCACGCATAATTTCTTTTAACAATCCACAGACTGACTATGAGATAAATTATTTACTATGTATTGTGTTAATTTGATCTAATACTTCATCAATTTCTGCTTCAAATAACTTTGTACAACATGAATACAAATCGTCAATATACCCAAATTGTTCTGCATACTTAATAACAGATAATTGGTCTTTCTTTTTACTTTGTTTTAAATTATAGCCTTCGCATCTTGCTTCCAAATCAATATGAAAATTTTCTTTAAAACATTTGTATAATTCTTTATACCTATTTGCATAATTACCACTTCTACGTCTGCAAATTCTGTTAATGACATCTTTCTTTTTATAAATATCAATATCATCTGTAAGACCATTGATAACTTCTTGTTTATGATTATTATCAGCTAATAACTTCTCATTTTCTTCAACTTGCTCAACCAACTGTAATAATGCCTCTTTATATGTTGTTGGCAATTTATACTGGTTTTGAATGGTTTGTTCCATTTCATCAAAGCGTTTTACATATTTTGCTGTAAATAAGATTCCTTTTTCGCCTGTGAATTTATTAGCGAGAAAATCACATCCAAGTTTTGTTACAAGATAACATTTGTTTTCCTTTCCAGAATTGTCTTTGTATACAGATGGAATAAAATAATCACTGACCACGAAATCGTGGTGAGTTAAAACTTCAATAATTCCTTTGGTTTTACCATCTTTTGTACCATCTAATTTTTCAAGTACCTTATAATGTTTCATTCCTAACATTCCAGCAATTTCAAGAGTAGTAATTGTTTGTTTTTGTGTTCCGTTAATTTTTAATTCATTCATTAAAATCCTCCTTTTATCAATACAAAATATTAGTAAAAGGAGAGTGGCAGGGAATTATCCTGCAAACTCTCCGCTAGTTAGTGCGATAGGAACATACCCTATACATGCGTTTCACTAACGAAGGTAGAGATAGGAGAGTAATGCCATCCTATAAACTCTTTATCAGATTATCCATCTGACCTATATTTATATTCTCTGTTTCCATTTACAGAAAACATTGAATTAATGGACAGGAGTGGACTCGAACCACTGAAGCCGAAGCGCCTGATTTACAGTCAGGTGTAATTGCCGCTATACGACCTACCCATACAAAAAGAGTGTGCAGTTCACACCACACACTCTTAACAATTCATTTACCAAAGCATTTTGCGCCACTTATTCATTTCATCCTGAATCTCACAATATCTAAGAAGCATATCTCGAATACCATCTAAATACTTTTCCTCAATATCTTCGATAGCTTTCTCATAAGTTTCCTTATCTACAGATTTCCCGTTGACCTTGTAAGAGGCAGTAGTATTAGCAGTAGAAGTAGTATCTATATCATGACAATCACAATTTTCACAATCACCATCACAATCATCACATCCAAGTCTAACTTCATATACCTCATCAGATTCAATATTTGGAATAATTTTAGAATTGCAATCACTAAAAATATATACAACATCAGCTTCAACGCTGACATAACCACTATCTCTCTTTACTGGTTCGCACCAAATTTCATTGCGAAATACTCCGATAACAAAAGCATCAGTATAATTATCCCATTCAGGATTAGCCAACTCATTAATAAAAGCTATATCATATCCAGTTGTAACGAGTTCGCATATAATTTTTCTTGCATCTTCATATTTACAAATCACATCAACTGATTTATACTCATCTTTTCTTGTCGATGTCACATATCTATCTGACATGTCATAAACAAAATCTTCATAGTCTTCAAAATGTAATGTTTTTATAATAATCCCATCCTTTCAAGTTAAGCGAGTGTCTTTACTGACTTGCTAATAGTAAACTTAATCTCATCATGTGCTGGTACAGTCCAAGCCTTGCCACCTGCAAGAGCAGCAACACCAGACTTTTCAGCTACATGCTTTACTGAAAATGTTCCAATTCCAGGAAGTGTAACTTTCTCTGTTTTATCATTGGCAAGATTTTCAACAACACAATCAACATAAGCTTTAATAACTGCTTCAACTTCCTTCTTTGTGAATTTCTTACCTTCTGTAGCAACAATATCTGTAGCTCTTTCTGAAACTTCCTTTAACATCGTATCTTTTAACATTATTTTTCTCCTTTTAAATTATTATTATGAAATTTTTCCCCAAACCAATTTTTCACCAGAATCAAGTTTTCCGCAGTATTTTGCGTTATTTTTAAAATAATTTCTTAACGAACCGTGACAAAATCCATAATATTAATATTTTTCCGCATCTGCGAAAGATTTGAATTTCATATTTGTAGTTGAACACAACACTGCTTGTCTGTAACTTTTTCTTGGCTTATGTGGAATTTTCTTGTTTACATTCTTTTCTATTTTACCTATTTCATTAGTAGAACACCCATATCTCCATTGAAAATTTTTATATTGATCTTTATTACCATCACAACAATTTAATATTGAATAAATATTATAATTATTTTTTTTAAAATAATCTTTATTATCTACATATTCTATAAAAACTCCTTCTAAAGAATATTTAGAAATTGAAATATTATCTGAACCAATATTACTTTTGCGATATCTTCGAAATATTTGTGTTTTTACATATTCTTTATCTAGCTCGATATAACTCCAAACATATCCGCCACAAGTTATTCTTTCTCCATTGCAACATTTTGAAACGTTAGAATATGAAAAACCATATTCTGAAACAGAATAAATTGAATTGTAGATTCTTATTAAATCGCCATTTATATTATATTGATAAACAACTTTTTTCTGAGAAACAGAATAATATTGTCCGATATTATCAACTTTCTTATAACTCCACTGATAACCATAAGCCGAAAGATGCTCATCGCCATTGCAAACATTTCTAATAGTAAATCCGTTATATCCAAGCTTATTCTCTATTTCAGATACAGAATTCCACTCTTTTATAAATTCACCAGATAATGAATATTGATAAACTTTACGTGTTTGCCTGGCATATCCTTCGCCACCAAATGTCTCATTATATCCGTCAAAATACGTATTATAATATTTTATCCAATAAATTTCTCTCTCATTTAATAAACTTTCATCACACGTCTCTATGATGTAAAAATTAAAACAATTATCTCCATATTTATTCCATGCTTGTTGCAAATGATGACTATGGTGTTTATTCATATTTAATTTTAATTTATGTGCATACCATCGTTGATAGATATCTATGCTTTGTCCTATATATTTTTTATGGTTTTTTGCATTTTCTATACAATAAATTCCACTTATTTTTTCTACTGACATAAAAACCTCCATAGTTTTCTACATAATTATTCTCCATTATAAAAGTGGTCTAACCAAAATTGGCTGACCACTTATTTAGCAGATTATCTAATTTTTCATTTTTTACATAAACCCAAAATCTCTGTTTAGAGTTTGGATTTAAAGCACATAGTTTATATCTCATTCCATTGTCACGCAAGTAATTTCGTAAAGGAAGAGAATAGCAACAGTAAAGATTTACATCCATGTATTCTACCTCTAATTTAAAGTTTTAATATGAGTTTTATTCTCAATTACATGTCCTTCCTTATCAAGACAAATAATCATAAAACCTTCTTTTTGAGAATTGATTAACTGTCCGTCATTGTATCTCATTTTGCTTGTTTCACAACAACAGCCTTGCTCATAAATCATAGAATTCCCAATTTTATATGAACCAACTCTATGTGTAT